TGGACGGGGTGGGGTCGGGCGCCGGGGCGGCCAGGGCCACCGGCTCCGTCGGCGCCGCCGGCTCCGGCGCCGCCGCCAGATCCTCCGGGCTCAGGTTGTAGCTGCGCTGCCAATAGGCCGGGCTGAAGGTCACTCCCGCCTCGGTCAGCAGCTTGTCGCGCTCGGCGCGCGTCTTGTCCACCCGCTCGGCGGCGCGCAGCTCCCAGCGCGGGGCCGCGGCGCCCGGCCAGTTGATCTCGACCACCCAGCGGATGAGCTGGTTCACCACCGCCTCGGTCATCCGCGCATCGCCGTCGCGGATGTCGTCGGCCACTTCCAGCGCGGCCACCGCGCTGGCCACGGTCGAGGTCTGTTCGGTGCCCTGGTTGGTGCCGAGCAGGGCCATGGCGATCTGGCCCTGGTTGTAGAGGACAAAGCGCAGATGGGCGTCGGTGCTGGCGGCGGTGCCGGAGGAGGTCAGGATCTCCACCGCCCCATCGTCGGGGATGGCGGCCACCGCATCCTCGACCATGGCGGCGAGGCGCTCGGTCAGGTCGTCATAGTCCTTGGTGGGATTGGCGCGCGGCAGCTTGCCGACGATGAAGGCGCCGCCGTATTTCTCGACGAACTTGGCCCAGAACTTGAGCCCGGCGCGCTTGAAGGTGCCGGGCCAGAAACAGAGCGACAGGTCGGCGATGCCGTAGGGGTTCTGGTAGGTCGGGTCTTGCCTGGACAGCAGGAACTTACGCGCCGGCAGCCGCTCGCCCTCCACCCCGCCATCACGGGAGCGAAAGCGCAACTGATTGGCGCCGTCGAACAGGAACCACTCCGGCGGCTTGCCCTGCACCACGGTGGGCACCAGCAGCGCGCCCACCCGCCCCCAGGTGATCTCGTGGGGCTGATAGCCGTAGAGGGCGCCGTCGAGGCTCTCGGCGATCAGCGCCGGCAGGCCCGGTTGTGCCCCGGCCTCGGTCGGGTCGGGGGTGGCCCACAGGTCGGCCAGGATGTCGATCACCGCCCGGTGCACCTGCGCCGGGCTGCCGGCGCGCTCCAGCACCGGCTCCAGGGTGTGCACCGCCGCCTTGCGGCGGCGGATGCAGCCGCCGATGTGGGCATCGGCCCGCAGGTCGCGGTACACGCTGATATCGCGCCCCAGGGCTTTGAGGATCGGGTCCGGGTTGGGCAGCCAGTTGGCCAGGCCCCAGCCCTCCCAGGAGCGTTCCCGGGTGGCGATCTGGCCTTGCAGGGTGCGGCGGTCGCCGCTGGTGAGCGTGCGCATCCGAAATAGCCTCGCAGCAAGCCGCCGTGCCCGCGCGGCGCGGCCGAGCGGATGGTGAGCGGGCCGGGATCGCTATCGGCCGCCAAATCGGCCAGCATCCCGGCGATGGCCGAATCGCCGTGGCGCTCGCCCTTCTTGTCGGTGCTGCCGTCCGGCGGGCGCGGCACCCCGCGCACCAGCTTGATGGCGCGGTGATCCTCCAGCACGTCGTCATGACGGATCAGCACCGTGGTGCGGTCCTCGATCCCCGCCTTGTATTTGGGCATGCGCTCGCGGTAGGTGGCCTCGCTGAACTTCACCCGCAGCACCTGTGACCCGCGCCGGTCGGCCGCCGCCTCGGCGATGCTGTCGCCGTTGCCGGTGCTGTCGATCGCCTCCTGCCCCAGGCGCGGGGTGCCGCGCTCGATCGCCTCCAGCACTTGGTCTTGCTGGTCATAGGGGGTGTTGTGCATCTCCACGACCGCGCGCCAGGTGCGGCGCAGCGTCTCGCCCAACTCCAGCACCACGATGCAGGTCATGTCGCCGCTGCGCGCGAAGTCCATGCCGATCACATGACGGCGCGCCGGGTCGAGCGTCGCCAACTGCGGCGCCACCGTCTCACGCAGCCACTCGGCCATGTCGCGGCGGCGCGCGTCCTTGGGGCTCAGGTTGAAGGCGGCATCGCCGCGGAAGCGCAGCAGCGGCGGCGACTGCGCCGGCAAGGCCATCGCCGCCTCGATCACCGCGCGCGGGAAATAGGTGCCGCCGCCCAGTGCCGGGATGGCGAACAATTCCTCGTCTTCGTTCGGCCGGTACCGGCGGATCAGATCCAAGCGCCAGTCGGCTTCGGCCGCCGCGCTCCACGCCTGCCCGGTCACCCGGCAGATGCGCCGATACAGCCCCTCGGCCAGCGCCTCGTCGAGCGTGGTGCGGTGCAGGCTGTGGCTGAAGCGCCCGGCGCGGGTGTCGAGCACCAACTGGTTGAACGGGCTGTCGGCGCCGTTGTGGGTCGACATGATATGGATGGCGCCGCCCCACACGGTGACCGCCATGGCGGCCTTGAGCAGCGCCTCCAGATCGTCGATAAAGGCCGCCTCGTCCACCACCACCAGGTCGCCCGGCCGCCCGAAGCTGCGCAGGTTGCGCGGGTTGCCGCTGAACGCCTGGATGCTGTGCCCGGAGGCGAAACGCAGGTCGAACACATGGATGTCGCGCCCGTCGTCGCGGGTGAACACCGACTCGCCGGCCGGCCCCAGCCCATGGTGAAAGGCCGTGGCCCAGGTGGCGCAGTCGTTGATATAGCCGGCGGTCATCGCCTTGTTGTAGGAGATATAGCCGACATTGCCGCCGCGCTCGGCGGCCGCCGCGTGCAGCACGTTGTCGGCCGCCTCGGCATAGCTGATGCCGATGCGCCGGCTTTTTTCATAGATCTTGACCTGCGCGTGATCGGCGCACCAGCGGGTTTGATACGGCAGCAGAATGGCGCTTTGCGGGGCACTTAAACCGCTCATAACGCCCCCATAATGGCGCCCGCAGTGCCCAGCCGGTCCCTGGCCCGGATGCGGACAAACGTGTGCCAGGCACTGAGTATGTCGATATTTCTGGCGTTGCCCCAGCGATCATGCGCGATCAGCCATAGCTCCCACGCGATGCTGTCCAGCGCCCAAAAAAGATTGATGTACTCCAAGATCTTCGCGTCGCTGAGTCCATTCGACACTTCGACTTCATGGCAGCAGACCACCGCCAAGTCATGATCGATCACGTATCCATCGGGGACGATATGCAGATCATCGAACACCGCCCTGACATCCTTGAAGGGATCCTCTGACTCCAGGAAACGCAATGCCTTCTTGAAGCCGCGCGTGCAACACCGCGGGTCCTCGGCCGCGATGCAGGCGAGGATCTTTGCGTGAGTTGTCAGGTCGTCGAACATCACAGCGCCCCCATGATCTTTGCGTGAGTTGTCAGGTCGTCGAACATCACAGCGCCCCCATGATGGCCGCCCGCAGGGCTTCGATACCGGCCGCGCTCACCCCCTGGGTGTGCGCGGCGGCGGCGGCCTGGTCGGCGGCGGCGGCCAGCACGGTGCGCTCCACCTCGCCCTGCCACTGGCGCTGCGCGATCTCGGCGCGCTGCATGGTGGCGACGGCCGAGGCCAGCTTGGCCAGCAGGGTGCCGTACTCCAGCGGGTCGGCCCCGGCCACCCCTTCGGCTTCGTTCTCCAGTTCGGCCACCCGGAACAGCAAGGTGACGATGCGGTCCTGGATCAGGGTCGACAGGCCGGCGGTGCGCTTGGCCGCCTGATCCGGGGCGGCGTCGTGGATGGCGCCCAGCAGTTCGGCCACCCGCAGGGTGGATTCCATCGCGCTCTTGCGCGCCAGGCCCCAGCGCCCCACGGTCGACAGGCTGGGCGGCGCGGCCCAGCCGGCGGCCACCAGGCGCGCGCCCAACTCCCGCGTCAGGCCCTCGTAATCGCCAAAGCCGCGGGCGCGCAGCTCCTGATCGAACCAGGCGCGCACCTCCAGCGGCAGCAGGCTGTAGCCGTCGACGGGCGGCATGGCTTACCAGTCCACCGGGCGCGCGATGCCCGCCACCCCCGCGCCATCGCCGGCCAGGTAGTCGATGCCGTCGGCGGTCAGGCCGAACATGCCGGCGCCGCGGTCGACCGCCAGGTGGCGTTCGACCAGATAGGTCAGGGCGCGGCGGATCGACGGGCCGGACAGGTCCAGATCGGTATCGGTGGCCAGCGCGGTGCTGATCAGCCCCTCGCCCATCGGTGCCGGCGCACCCCAGGACAGCGCCTGCAGCACGCGCAGCCGCAACATGCGGGTGTGGTGGGTGCGGGTGGGATCGGTCTGCGCCGCGGCGGTCTCCACCGCGTCCACCCCATCGGCGGTCAGGTAGTAGATCGGCGCCGCGTGCGCGCGCTCCGGTTGGCTGCGGATCAGCCCGCGGTCGTGCAAATAGGCCAAGGCGCGCGCCAGATCATCCACGCTGCACGCCTCGTCCGGGGCCAGCGCTTCCGCGATCAAGGTGAGCCCCAACGGCTTGGGCCACACCTGATAGAGCAGGCGCGGGATGGACTGCTGCCGCTGTTTGGCGCGCAGCGCGGCGATGTCAGCCATGGTGATTGTCCAGTTGGTTGATGCGCTCAAGGATCTTCTCAAGCTTGATGAAGGTGCGGCCCTCCCCTTCCAGATAGGTCTCGCGCGCGATGTAACGCTCCGCGATCTCCCCCGGCAGCAGCGCCACGCGCTCGCGCAGCGCGTGCTGATCGCTGGCCAGCGCCTCCAGGCGGCCGAGCAGGCGGTTGAGCGCCTCATCGCGCAGATTCAGCCTGTCCTGCCAGGCGCTGCTGGACTCTTGGCGCAGCGCCTCGGCCTGCTCAAAGCGGTTGCCAACATCGTTTTTGAGCGATAGCGACATAGCGTCGATGCGCCCCATCATCTGGCTGATGATGCGATGCCCCAGCACGCCCAGCGCGGTGATCGCGCCGAGCCCGGCGAACACCAGTGGCCACTCGTTCATCACGCCGCCCGCCGCCCCTTAGCGGCGGATCGGCTGCGCCGCGCGCACCCGGCCCCAGATCGCCACCAGGCCGCCGGCCAAGCCCACCAGGCTGGTGCCGATCTCCAGCAGTTGCCCGGCGTCCAAGGGGATGCCGGCCAGGCCCGCCGCCTGCGAGAGCACCACCGCCAGACTGCCCAGCACCGTGGTGGACTGCCACCACGGCTTGGGGTCGGCGCCAGTGATCGGCAGATAGCTCGGGGTCTGGCGATTCATGGGGGTGTTGTAGATCATGGGTAAGTCTTCCACGGTAGTTGGAAATGAGGGCCATCCTTGAACGCGCGCCAGTCCCCGCCCCATTCGAGCGGCAGGCGCAGATCCTTAGCGGCCTGCTGCATCGCCACGGCGATGCGCCCATACAGCGGCCAATCCCAGCGCACCGTGCCGCCCACCAGGGCGGCCAGATCCACCGCATGGCCGGTCAGATGCCGGCTCTTGAGCGTGCGGCTGGCGCCGGCGGCCACCAGTTGCTTTTGGCGGGCCAGGGTGCGCAGGCCCTCGGTCACCACGAAGTCGACCGGGGTAAGGGTGATCGCGCGCGTGACGATCTGCACCAGGTGCGGATGCACCCCGCGCAAGCGCGCCTGCGAGCGGGTACTCAGGACAAAGGGACTGGGGGGTGGAGTCGCCATCGCGGTAGCGTGCGCGCGGCGGGGGACGGGGGCGAGTAACGGGGGTGACTGCGGGGGATGCGAGCAGTGAGGGGAGAGGAGTGAGGAGAGAGAAGTGAGAAGCGAGAAGTGAGAAGCGAGAAGTGAGAAGCGAGAAGCGAGAAGCGAGAAGCGAGAGGTGCCCCCTCTCACTCCTCACTCCTCTCCCCTCACTCCTCCCCACCCTCCAACCCCGGCAACGGCAACTGCACCCGCTGCCGATGCAACTCGCGCTGCCGCGCGATGATCCGCCACACATGCACGTCGCTGACGTGATGCGCGCGGGCCAGGGCGCGCACGCCGTGCGGGCCATCCACGGTGCCGTCGTGCGCCGCCCACAGCGCCAGATCGCGCACCGCGCGCTCCAGCGCATCGCCGCGCGGCCAGTAATAGCGGGTGCCGCCGAGCTCGCGACACAACCGCACCGCCACCCGACACCCCAGCCGCCGGGCGTCGGGCGCGGCCAGCCCGGCGGCGGTCAGCTCGGCGATGGTGAAGTCGGCGATCTCGGCCATGCTCGCCTCCCACTGCTCGGGGGTGGCCAGCGGATCGTCCGGCGCGGCGGCGGGCGCGAAGTCCAGGGTGAAGGGGGCGGTCATGCGGGGCTCCGGGGTTGGGTAGGCGTGAGGGGAGAGAAGCGAGGAGTGAGAAGCGGCTGAGAGGCCCTCTCGCTTCTCACTCCTCTCCCCTCACTGCTCGCCCTAAGCGGCGGTGGGTGGGGTGGGCTGCCGCTTGCCCCGCCGATGCAACGCGGCGATGACGCCGCGCAGCTCCACGTCGGTGGTGTGGGCCAGCGGACAGGCGACGGTGGCGTCGGTGATGCCGCGCTGCCGGCGCAGGATGGCTTCCGCATAGGCCCAGGGCAAGCGCTGCTCGGCGAGCAGGGCGTTGACCTTGGTCAACATCGCCCGCCGATCCATCACCGCCGCCGCGGGGCCGCGGCCGGCCCGCTTGGCGGTGGTGGTGGGCACCCAGCCGGCCAGGCGGTATTCGGCCAGCAGGCTGTCGCGCTCCTGCGCGGTGAGGTCGGCGGCGCTGCGGGTGCGGCCCTGGCTGATGCGCTCCAGTTGGGCGCGGTAGGTGTCCTCGTCGAGCCGCAACTGGGCCTTAGCGACGTGGATGAGGGTGATCTCCTTGGCCCGGAGGTCGGGGCGTAGGGGCTTGGGCATGTCAGTTGGGCCTCAAGGCGCGCACCGCGAAGCAGCGCTCGCTGTCTTTGGACATCTGCCGCGCGGTCGGCCGGCCGACCACGGCTTCCATGGCGCTCATCGCCAGTTGCCCCAGCAGCAGCAGGGCCTGCGCGCTGTCGTCGGCGGTGCGCGCGCCACAGCCGCGCACATAGTCTTCAATGTGCTGCTTGGCCAGGTCGATTTGGGCGTCTTCGGTGATCATGTCGGGGTCTCCGGGTTTGGGTAGGAGTGAGGGGAGAGAAGTGAGGAGTGAGACGTGAGTGAGATGCCCTCTCGCTTCTCACTCCTCTCCCCTCACTGCTCGCCCTAGGCATCGCTGGCCTCCACCGCGGCAGCCGGCCGCACCAGCCGATGGTGGCGCGGGTGGGGGCTCGCGACTTCGCGCCACCCGGCCGGCACCGGCGGCCAGGCGAGCACGGCGAGCAGCCATTGGAACTCCTGGCGGCGGCCGGGCGCTTTGATGACCCGCACCTTCAAGAGCCCCAGCCGCCCCAGCCGCCCCAGGTAGTTGCTGTGCAGGTCGGGGATGACGGCCCGCGCGTCGGCTTGGCAGAAGGGGGCGGACTGGCGCAGGCACCAGGCGCGCAAGGTCGCCAACTGCTTGGAGCGCACCGTGCCGGCGTGCGCCGAGCCGCGGCGCTGGGCGCCGGGCGGGTCGGGTTTGACCGGCTCCGGGGCGGTTTTGATCGGATAACACCGGTAGGGCACGGCTTTTTTCGGGTCCAGTATGGCGGCGCCGTCCGGATAGCGCACGGCCTTGGCGAGGTCTTCGGGCGTGTGCTCGGGCTGGGGTTTGAGGGTCACGAAGCTGATCATCGGGCAGCCTCCCCGGTGCGCGGCGCGTACTGGCTGGCCTGGCTGCGGGCGGCGGCTGCCGGCGTCAACGCCACGAACGGGGCGCCGCCGCCGATGAGTTGCCGCCGCGCCTTGGCACTGAGGCCCACCCGGCGGGCCGCCGCGTGGGCGGCGTGCGCCAGCGTGGCGGCGGCGATGGCGGCACGGCGCAGTGCCCGGTCCGGGGGCAGTTGGCCATAGCCGGTTTGGTTCAAGATGGCCAGCACCGGGCGGCTGACGGCGGCGAGGTTGTCCGGGTCCAGACAATGATCCTCGTCGCCATCGAGCAGCAGGATGCAGTGCCCGGCGGGGATGGGGCCGAGGTGGTCGCGGTAGGTCAGGCGGGTGACGAACGCCCAGTCGCGGCGCGCCAGGCGGGTGGGGTCGTCGCTGCGGTCGGTGACTTTGAGTTTCCAGCGGCCGTAGGTGTCGGTGCGATAGGCGCCGATCGGCAGCCAGGTGTGCGGGCGGTTGCCGGGTTTGAATTGCGACCGGATCATCCGCTCAGGCTGCGGCAGACCGGTGCGGCCGGCGTTCCACGGCCGGTTGCCGCGCAGGAAGCAGCCGCTGCCGCCGCCCCGGATGCCGTAGCGGATGCAGGTCTGGGTGAGTGAGTCCGGGCTGACGGCCCGCCCGAAGCGCGCGGCGAAGGCCGCGGCCAGCGGCCCCTTGGCCAGCAGTGGCCGCTGGGTGCGCAGCCAGGCCAGTTCTTCATCGGTGTAGATGCGGCTCATTTGCCCCGGCTGGGCTTCGCCGGGGGCGAGCCCGGTCGGGCGACCGGACCGGATGTGGTGCCGATAGAGCGTGTCTTTGAGCGCGGTGGCGCTGTCCGCCCGGCCCCAGCGGCGGTTCCAGCGCCCGACCAGGTCCTTGAGGCGGCTGACGGCGTAGGCT